CATAGTCTAATTCAGATTGTATCTGACTTATCTTTATTTCACCTGATGACGTTAATGCCATACTATCCCTTTATTTTTTTGTATTCAACAATGTCTGCTTTTAATGATACTACTAATGCTTCAGCTGATACTAATTCTGCTTCTGCTCTTGTAATCATTTCATCGGCACCTACTGTTTCTGTCCAATCAACGACAGTTACATCTTTACCAGCTGCATCTTTCATCACTTTGGTATGTTGTATTGCTATCATTTTGACTGCATCTACAGTTACTGGTGCGTCAGCTGCTTTTATTACTTTAGCCATTTTATTCTCCTAGTTTAGTTTTAAGTTCATCTATCTGAACTTGTTGTTGTTTTACTGCTTCTATTAATAAAGAAACAATTTTTTCATATTTAACTGCTTTGTATCCATTATCTCTAGTTTCTACAACTTCAGGTAAAACTTTTTCAATTTCTTGTGCTATCACACCTACATCGTGTCCTGTGTTTCCGTGGATAGTTTTTTTATCTTCTTCGTTTAGTTCTTTCCAATCAAATGATACACCACTTATGTTCATTACTTTATCTAAAGCATTTTTAATTGGTTTAATATTTTCTTTTAATCGTTTATCGGAAGTTGAGTAAGCTACAACATCATTAGTTGCGTCAATCCTACCATCTGTTGTACTAGGGTCTATATTAACACCTAAAGCACCACTTGTTACTTTAAATCCATTAGTAGTAATTCTTGCTCTTTCTCCACTTGCACTAAATCCTATTACATTACCAGCTGGGTGGAATATTCCACATTGGTCATTGTAATACCAAGTATAATCAGGAGTAGATGCAGAAGAATATCCATTATTAGCTCTTATAAATGCTTTAGAATTATTGTTGTTAGGACCAACAATAGTATCTCCATTCAATCTTGTACTGCCCTCTACGTGTAGCGTTTTAGTTGGAGAACCAGTACCAATTCCAATTCTATTAGTACTTGCATCAACTCTAAACATATTAGCATTGCCATCAGACTCTATTCTTGTGTCGCTATCGTGTCCACCCTCATTAAAGATTGCACCATATTCAACTGACATTGGAGAACTAAATCCAGTATTACCATAAATACTGTGATTACCTGAAGTATCTATTTGGTATCTTGACGAACCATTAGTTACAAATTTTAACGCTAAAGCACTACCAACTTCTACAAAATTACTAGTACTTGCTTTAATAAGACCTGTTACTGTACCGCCAGTATCTCTACCTAAATAACCAGCTCCATTTGTAGTAGCAATAAAATTAGCAAAGTTATACCAGTTACCGTCACTATTTATAAAACCTCTATGTGCACCACCAGTTGCAAAACCTAATTGATCTGCACCATACCTATATATACCAGTATTAGTATCGTTAGCAAAACTTATACTTGGAGTTCCTGAAGAACCATTTGGTGCTCTAAATATAGCATCTCCAGTAATACCTTGACTTGAGCCATCTACAAAAAATCCATTGTCTGCTCTTATATATCTTGGTGTATAAATATTCTTATTAGTACTGTGATTTAATCTTAACCAAGTACTATCAGTAGATTGTATATCTCCTATAACAGTACCACTTTCAGTAATATCAATTCTTTCAGTAGTAAGTTTACCAGAAGCAGTTATATTTACAGCTTCCATATTACTTTGTGTTTTAATTACACCACCAGCTTGTATACCCTCTTCGTGTGCAAAGCCATAAGTGTTTAAATCTTCTAATTGATTTCCGTGTAAAGAATAACCACTAATAGTATTTTCTACTGTAGGTGTGTGTACTGTATGGTCTAAATAATTAGGGTCATCTCCCATACGAAATATTTTTACATGATAATTAGAACTTACTGTTACATAAACTTGAAGAATTTTTTCTCCATAAACGTGTTCATTGTTTCCAGCATTATCTTGACTTAACACTCTAACACCAGTTATTCTATTACTATGTCCACCACAATTAATAACAGTAAAGTTACTATCAACAAAACTTCTTAACCAATGTATTCTAATAAATCCGTGGTCGCCAGATTCTGAATCTGTAACTAATATTTCTCCAGCTTTTCTACCACTTGTATTAGTAGCTACTGTTATCCAACCTGGACCTACTGTAGCAGAAGCACTTCCCTGTCTTCTAAAAAATCTTGATGAATCATATCCGTCTAATGTGTCAGCGTCTAATCCACTACCACTTCCGTCATTACCAGCGTGCCACGCAGTGTTTCCTGATATTGTTACGCTACCTGTGTCAGTAGCTAAATCAACACCACCATAAACTGATAATCCGTAATTTGGAGCACTTCTTGAACCCCAACCAGAAGGTGAACCAATATGAACTCTATTGTACATTTGTATATATTCACCACTTTGACTACCTACCACAGTACCTCTAATAGTACCAACTTTAATTGCATGGTCGTTTACTTTTGTAAAATTGTATTGTCCTGAAGCTGTATCATTAGCATCACTTCTTAAAAATTGTGTTGAATCTAAATTATCTAATGTTCCAGCATTAGAACTAGATACTAATGAGAACCAACTAAATGTTCCATCTCCGTCTGATTTTAATACTTGTCCATTAGTACCATCTCCTGATACATTTAGTTTAGCTGCATTTATAGCATTATCAGCAATATAAGCATTTGCTATAGCTGTACCTTGCCAAGTACCATTAGAAACTGTACCAAAATTCATATTAGCATAAGCATTACCATCAGTTAAAAAACTAAAGTTATTTGAAGAATTTTGTATTCTATCATATCCAGCATAATTACCTATAGTAAATCCACCATTTCCAGTAGATGTTATTCTATTATTTGACGTTAAAACACCAGTAACTGATGCTCCTGCATCAGTAGTTTCAAGTCTTAAACCATTGTTATAATAAAGTTTTGCACCAGCATTTGCAGTAAGTTTTAAAGCATCTTCAAATAAATTACCACTTGGATTATGATGTCTAATAGTTAAAGAATTACTACCTGCTAAGGTTTCAACATCTATAATTTTATTACCAGCACCTGTAAAGTTTAACTCACTTGTTAAATCTATTTGACTTCCATAAAAAATAGAAGAAACAGACATTGTTCCAGTTACTGTAGTGTTTTCATTTAGCTTTACATAATTACCAGTATTAGATATTTCTATTTGATTAGCGTAATTACCACCTGAATCTTTTGTACCAAATCTTAATCCACCTGAATTAGTGTTGTTCTTTATAAAACTCCAATCTCCAGTATTAGGTATGTCTATTGTTCCACCATTAACTGTCAAAACTCCTGTATTAGAAATTTCTGCTAATTGTACTGAAGTTCCTGAGTCTAAATCATTGTCAGTTCCCTTTCGGAATTTAATAGCACCAGTACCATTGTTAGTTTCGTCAGCACAAATATAAATATGATTGACTCCTGTTAGCGATACTCCATTTGCTATTCCTGATTGAGTATCGTCATCTAATACCAATCTATTTGTACCATTGCTTTGTCCATATATGTCATCTACATAAAGTTGTGAGCCAGTTGGAACTTGTGGACCACTTGAATTAATAAAAAATCTTTCAGTACCACTTGAACTCCCAACAGTAGCTCCAGTTCTAAAACTTAAATCGTTAAATTCTTGCATAATACAAGAGCCAGAATTTCCAGTAAAAAATATTCTATTAGAGTTTGTAGTTGTTCCAGTATCTTGATTTAAATGAAGTCCGTCTGCTCCAGCATCTGAAATAGTCAAACGCCCTGTAAATGTTTTAGCTCCACTAAATGTTTGTGTTCCTGATAAATGTGCTGTATCTGCATCTAAGTAAGCACTAGCAATAGCTGTTCCTTGCCAAGTACCAGTACCAATAGTTCCAACAGAAGTAATGCTTGTTGAATTGTTTGAATGAAAAATTTTATTGTCATATCTACCAACACTATCAAAATTAGTTTCACTATCTCTACCAGTTCTAAAATATAATTCATCGTTATAATGTGCATATAATTCTAAACTTCTTGTACTACCACCTATTCCAGTAAAAGAAGCCAATAAAGTACTGTGTCCAGTTTCAGAAACTTGATATAATCCAGTTGCTTTTGCATTTTCAGTTGTATTTCCACCACTTAAAGTACCAATGTTTTCTTTAAAAACTGTTGAAGGTATTCTCGCTAAGGAAAATGTTCCACTTGTAATCTTACTTGCTGCTAAATTTGGTATTCTTGCAGTTGCAAATGTACCACTTGTTATTGCACTTGCTGAAAGACTGCTATTAATATATGTTTTTAAATCAGATGCTGGAATTTTTTTAATAGCTCCACCGACTGCTACTTCTAAAGCAAATAAATCTTCGTCAGCTAAGTTGTTTACCTGTAATGCAGCTAAGGTAGATATATCTAAACCAATAGCATTAGCACTAGCTACAAGACCATTCTCTCCAACTACGTTTATAGTTGGATTAACTGTATTTGTTCCAGAGTGAGTTGCTCCAGTACCAGCTGTTACAGATGTTACTGTACCACTAGAAAGAGATAAATCATTATTAAAAGCAGATAGCTTTATTTCACTAGCTGCTTTTCTAGACTCAGTAGTTCCATCTTGTAAAATAAACTCAGTAGAACCAGAAATATCTGAAGTTAAATCTGTAAGTTGGCTAAAGTCTAAATCTAAGGTAGCAGTAGATGTACCACCACCTGTTAGTCCGTTACCAGCTACTACATTAGTAACCGTACCTGTAGCTCCACTTGCTATCTTAACAACAGAACCATTATGTTTAGTCCATAACTCATTGTTAGTGTAATTATAAACTAATTCATAATTTTCTATATCAGCAGAATTGTTAGGGGCTACAGAGCCCCTTCTTATTTTAAATCTATTTGCCATATCTTCCTATTAATTACGGATTAATATATGTTCCAAAATCTAAACTAGAACCACAATCTGCAGTTGGTGCTATTGTAAGTTTTGCAGGTTTGTTAAATTCAAAGAAATCTACACCACCACTATTATTCCAAGTTAAACTTGGTGCAGATGCGTTAGCACCTATAGTTATTCCTGCTCCATTTACTCCTGCATCTGTTGCAGGATTACCTGTTATATTTTTAGCAACTACTATATTTTTATCTTCAACTGTTAATGTTCCAGTATTTAATGTAACTGTATCACCTTGAACAGTTAAGTTACCAGCAATAGTTACATCGTCTGGAAGTCCAACTGTAAACGTTGCTCCTTCACCAGCACTTCCTGATACTTCAATTTCATTTGCTGTACCTTGTACTAATGCAGCGTAATTACCTGTTGTTTGTGTCCCTAAAGCTACAGCATTGTCATCTATATGTGCACTTTGTACTGCATCATCTGCTATTTTTGCTGAAGTAATTGCATCAGCTTTTATTTCTTCTGTTGCCACACCAAGATCTTTAATTTGTACGTCACCTGCAGCACTTACTACAAAATTGTTAGTGCTAAATTTAGCTACACCAATAGCACTACTTGAAGCAGTAGGCACAACCTTAACTGTTTCTGTAGTACCTCCACTATTTGTTTGTCTACCAATGTATAGCATTTTTCCAGCTGTGTCCCAAGCTAACTCACCAAATGCTAACGTATTAGCATTAGGAGCTCCAGGTGAAACAGTATTCCATGCATTCTTTTTTATTTGTAAAGTATTAGCCATTTTATCCCCTCTTTAAACGGTGTACTCTCCACCATCTATGTTTTCGTTTTGCAAAAGAACATCTGCGTCTTTTACACTTATTGTTGTTTGTCCACCAGATTCTGCTGTAGAAATTCCTGTTCCTGCTACAATATCTGATGAAAAATTATCTGCGTTTGTTATGGTAACATCAGCACTTCCATTATCTATTTTTAATTTATTGTCATCATAAAAAACTAATTTTTTATATACATCTTTAATTTTGTTTGGTCCTGTTAATGTTCCACCCATTATGTTGTCACTCCTATATCTTCGTATGTTGGTTCACTTACATCTACTACATCGCTATAACTAGCATCGCTAGGTATAGAAACATTGTTAAAAGCATATACATTTCTTGTTACATCTGTATAAATACTACTACTTGGATCTGCTATATTTACTAGACTAACATCTAACGGTATTGATATGTCTACAAAATTACCATCTGTGTTATCATTAAAATGTTGTACTAAAGAATCAAACGATACATTAATATCGCTTAATGCAGCTAATCCAAAGTTTCCCTTTTTCCAAGTATTCGCCATTATTTTTTTACAATCTTTTTTTCTTTACCATTATGAGTTCTAGCATATATATATTTTGCAGTTTCTCTTAGAAACGTACCATAATATGTTTTGCCTCCCCATTTCCAGCTTACTCTTCTTTTTTTAGCCATGTGTTTTTACTACCTTCATAGTCATAGTTAATGAAGCTCCTTTATGTCTTTTAAATTTTGCTCCATGTTTCATTAAAACAAATCCTTTTCCTTTTTTCATAAAATGAAATCCCTTTGGTGCTTTTACTTTCATTAGTACCTTGGTTTTCTCTTAGGTGATTTTTTAGGTTTTTTTATTTTTTTTGGCATAATATCCTCCTACCATTTTACTTTGTTTGCCCAGTACGCTGCAGAACATTTACCCTTAGCTATGTTCTTTGCATGTCTTGCTTTAAAACTTTTACGTCTAGCCTTAGACTTAGCATCTGTTTTTTTACCAGCAGTACTAACTCCTTGTTGTCCAAATCTAATTACCTTACCGTTAGGACATCCAGCACCCTTAGCTACAACTACATGCGATTTAGTCTTATGGTTAGGAGTTCTTTTAGGTTTGTTATAACCGCTTACCCCCACTCTCTTTAATCTTGAATCTACTTTTTTAGCCACTACTAAAAGCTCGTTTGTTTAACTGTTCTCATTCCAGATATTCTACCTCTATTAGCAAACGACTTTCCTTCTTTAATACCTTTTTCAAATTTCTTTTCAAAGTACGGTGCCATCTGTATCATTTCTGGTTTAGTTTCATATCCTAGTTGTATAGCTTTATCTACTATATATTGGTGAAATTGTTTAGGTATTTCACTTTGTTCTGTCATTGCAGACTGTGCAGAATCTAAAGTATTAAAATGTTCTGCTTTTTTATGATAAAATAATGTTATTGTTAAAGCTGAATCAACAGATGTAAATCTATTCTTCTCACTTCTGAGAGGATCATATAAAGCTACTCCTATTGAATCACGCTCTATCCAATATACGTGTTGTTTAGTTGTTCTCGTGTATACTCTACTATAATTTGGCATTATGTTAAATCCCTATATTCTGGTCTACCTAATAATCTTTTAATTTCTTTTACATTACCTTCTTCATCTTGTAGATCTACCGATTTGATTTCTAATATAGAATCTTTTAATCCATAAAATCTTTGATTTGCTACAGTATCAAATTGAGTTGCTTCATCTAATACTAAAGTTCTTGAACAAAACTCATCAGAAGATTGATTAAGTAAATGTATGATTTCATTCGTGCTTAATTCTGGATGATGTTTTTTAACTTGCTCTATCATCTGCTGTAACTTCACTTGGTACCTCCTGTAGTTTTATATATTGACTTAAAAAAGTTATTAAATCTTGTGTTGCTATTTGATATTGTTGTGCATACCAATTATAGTCTTGTACTACTTCTTGGAAAGATGCTTGGTATGCTTGAACTGCTCTATTAACTTGCTGAGAGTAAGACTCTACATCAATTTGATAGTCAGCTATTTTAGCATTATTGTTTTGTACTAGAGATTCCATGTCTTTAGCTCTAGCTTCTAAACTTATTTGCAAGTCTTTACTTTTATTTATCTTGTTAACATCTGTCGTAGATGCTGCATCCTGCTGTGCTTTTTGTGCTGCTATAGTAGCATTTGTTCTAGCTCTTTCTAATTCTACATTTTGTTTTTGTAATTCTTCTTGTACTTCAATTTGATAGATACTTAATTCTTTATTAAATTCGTTTAATTCATCTTGTATGTCATTAGATTGTTTTTGCAAAGATTGAGTATGCTTTTCTAAAGCTACCTGTGCTAGCTCTACATCTTCGCCTGTTAAATAATCATCTACACCTAAAGCTCCTGGGCCCGTATAGTCTGGTGATAAAGTAACTTTACTATATGTTGGTAAGGCACTTATAGCTGAATTACCTGTTGTAACATTAGCTGCATCTACAGATCCTACACTAACAGAGCTTACAGTTCCTATAGAAGCATCTCCTGCAGTAGCGTCGGTATATGTTACCGTATCTAAACTAACTACATCTGGTGCACTAACACTATCTAATCCCAATGCGACCAATGTTGCATTTTTTGTATTTAAAAATAATCTTAACAATTCTTTTGAAGCGTATAAAATTACACCTCTTTCTAATTCTGCTGGAAAATTACTTATAGAAGATTCACTTGTAGCTACACTTGTATCAGGTGTTATGTGTTTTACTAATGCACTTTGTCCATTAGCAGGAGTTGGTAGCACGTTAAGAGTACCATTTGATATATAATATTTAGGGTCTAGCTTACTAGTGTAATAAATACTATTAACATCTGTATAATCTCCAGCATCTTCTGGTTGTATTTCACTTGCTTTTCTGTCACGTGAACCATCATTTCTAGTGATGCTTACAACCTTTAACATGTTTGCAGTACTTATAGTTGTAGGTGAATTATTTAATGTACTACTTTGTGTAAGTCTATTCATTAAGCTTGGTATATCCATTAAACTTTTTGTAATAAACTTTACACCTTCAACTAAATACAAACCTGCTTGAGTATTATAATCAGGGCTATCTATATCGCCTACTATTGCTTCTATCTCTGTTTTAAAACTCATATCTCTCCTTTAAGTGGGGGGTATATTTCAACCCCCCATACACATTAACTAAACTGTAACACAGTGTGTGTTTCAGGAAGTTGAATTTCTAGACCTGCTTCTGTAAGAATCATGTCTTTTCTTCCGTCAACGTCACGATTTTGAACGTTAGTAATAATTTGGGTATCTCTTGATACGCCATTACCTACTAATGGTCTATATGATACGTTGTTTAGATCAATCATAATAGCGGTGTTCTCGTGAGCACCTCTGAATAGTGGCTCCATTACAAGGTTTAAATTACCATATAATGTAGATATTCTTGTTACTAAGTGACCGAACTCACCTTGTATGTTTTGAATATCCATTCCACTACCTACTTGACTATTTAAAGCCATAGTATTACCTAAGAAAGAAGTTCCACCTAACTTATTAAAGTAAGATAAAACTTTTCTTGAACATAATACAAGTTTCTCTCCACTGTTTCCAGATTCTGGTGAGAATACATCTTCCATCGCATCTACGAAGTGATCGTAATTTGCAGAAGCATATGCAAAAGTTTTAACTTTTCCGTAAGCTTCAGTGTAAGGTACGATACCCCATGTTCTACGAACTGGACCTGATGCAGTTGTGTCATCTGAACCGATACCAAATAACATAGCGTGTTCAAGATCCATCTTATGTTCCATAAGTTTTTCTTGGTACACTCTCATGTATTCGTTGCTAACTCCACGATAACGTGTAGCTAAAGCTGATCCAGAGAATAGAGGTACTGCAGTTTTAAAAATCTGACAATATCCTTCTCTGTTATAGAACTCATCGCTCCATGATTCTGGGTCAGTTGATCCTTCAGCAAAAGCTGATCCAACTACGTGTCCTTCCATGTCTGCGTCAAAGCGTAACTTTGAAGCTGATACTGGTGTTTGGAACCCTTTAGTTGCTGCGTCTGCACCGTCAGCTGATCTTGTTGCAACTAACTTAAGTTTTAAGAAAGTCATTACAAGTCTTGCTGCTGCTGCATCTGACGCT